TTTAGGAATGGCGATTGAGTTGATTGTAGAACATTTTAACACCAAAGAGAAATGAAAGACACGCTCATAGACTTAATGAATAGAGACCTAACCGATAACGGAATAGAGAATGACTGAGTTTGAATTATTCAAGAACGGAGTAAAGCTAATGGCTTTGTATCAGGTAACTCTAGAGCAGATGGATTTGATGAAGGGAACACCTATATACTCGCAGAGGGTAAAGCAGCAGATGAACACTCTAGAGAAATCCATAGAGAGAATGATCAGAGAGCCTATGAGTAAGTTAGATGGTACTGATGAGATGATGATGAATGATATCCAGAATAAGGTAGATATGATTCTAGATTTATCTCTGGAGGAGATAGCACAATTAAAAGCAGTAATTAAAGAGGGAAGAGATGCATAAGTATTTTGACATAGAACTATTCGGATGGAATAGGATACAAGAGAAGTGGTGGAATGTAACAATCCTTAGGGTAGCCTCAGGGAATTGGAGTTGGCATTTATTTATGATTGAGGAGAATCTAGATGAGTGCTTTGTGGAGTGGTTTAAATTCAACATCAACAAATGAATCAAGCAGGATCTGATCTCTTATTAGTAAATAAGAATAATTACTATAAACTGCTTGAGATCATGATCCAATTAGATCAGAGAAATAAACTAGCTCCTCATGAGAGGGAGTTTTTGCGTAACTTAGTTGATTATTAATGGGTTCTATAATTATGGAAAGAGTAGATATTAAGCAGGTAAGACCAAATCCTGATAACCCTAGATTTATCAAGGGGAATAAATTTGAGAAGTTAGTGAAGAGCATCAAGGAATTTCCAGAGATGCTAGATCTACGACCTATAGTAGTGAATCAGGATATGATCGTACTAGGAGGGAATATGAGATTAAAGGCTTGTGAGGAAGCAGGACTCAAGGAAGTACCTATCATCTTTGCAGATAACCTTACTCCAGAACAGGAGAAGGAATTCATCATTAAGGATAACTCCTCATTCGGTGAATGGGATTGGGATCTACTTGCTAATGAATGGGATCTTCAGGATCTAGAGGATTGGGGTTTAGAGATTCCTAATCTAGATGATGAGGTAGATGAATTAGAGGATGGAGAAGAGATTGAATTACCTCAGAGTGTTCAGGTAGAACCTCCAAAGGAATATATTCTGATTATGGCTGAACCTAATTCTGTAGATTGGGAGGATCTTAAAGAGACTCTACAACTAAAGATGGTTAGAAGAGGAGGATATAAGAAGGGATCAGGATTTGATGCCGTATCCTTAGAGAGAGTATTAGAATGGAGTGATCTAAAAGATAGAATCAATGCTGATAGCAGTACCAAGTAAGGGCAGAGCAGGACTCACCACGACAAATAAGATCTTACCTAACCTCAGCACATTCTTTATTCCAGAGAGTGAGTATCATCAATACAAGGGATTAGTAAAGAACATAGTATGTGTACCTAAGGAAGTGAGAGGGATCACAGATACTAGGAATTGGATTCTAGAGAATACGGATGAGAAGTGGGTAGTGTTCTTAGATGATGATGCGAAGAATGTAGGGTATAACAAACTAGAGGAGAGAAAGACTAAGAAGATAGAGATCAGAGATGAGGGATTCTGGGCAGAGGAATTCTTAAAGTTCTTTGATCTTACGGAGCAGTTAGGATATAAGATATGGGGAACAAGAACCGAATCCTCACCTAGAGGTACATACCCTTATAAACCTTTCTTAACAAGATCCTATGTTACGGCTTCCTGTATGGGAATAGTCAATGATGGGGAATATCTATTTGATCCTGATTTCAAAGTGAAGGAGGATTATGAAATATGCCTGAGACATATAAAGGATAAAGGAGGAATATTAGCGGTTAGGTATTTGCATTGGGAGAATGAGCATTGGGTAACTGATGGAGGATGTAAGGATTATAGGACTATAGATATGGAGCGAGATGCGATCAAGAGGCTTATAAAACTATACCCAAGCATGATCTCTTCAGCGAAGAGGAAGGCTAATGAATTCACCATTAAATTGAATTTGTAATGGACAAAACTGAACAACATAAAAAGGCAATGCTAGAAGCACTAGAGAAATCTCTAGGAGTAGTAACATCTGCCTGTAAGAATGTAGGTATAGGAAGGACTACTCACTACCTATGGTTAGATAATGATCCAGAGTATAGAAGAGCAGTACAGGATCTAGATAATGTTGCTATAGACTTTGCGGAATCACAATTACATCAGCAGATAAAGGGAGGGAATCCGACCTCTACAATCTTCTATCTAAAGACTAAAGGTAAGAAGAGAGGATATGTAGAGAGACAGGAGATAGCCCATGAAGGGCTCAAGACCTTTGAGATAGAGGAAGTGGATGAGCAAGATCCGAGTTAATAAAGTCTACGGACATCTTAAGAGATCAGATAAGAAGATAGTAGTAGAACAGGGTGGTACTCGCTCTGGAAAGACATACAACATCCTCTTATGGATTATCTTTCATTATTGTGGGAAGAATGTAGGTAAGACTATTACAATCGTTAGAAAGACCTTTCCTGCGGTTCGTTCCTCAGTCATGAGGGACTTCTTAGATATCCTAAAAGGATCAGATCTCTATAGAGAGGAGAATCATAATAAGTCCAATTCAGAATACATCCTCAATGGGAATCTAGTAGAGTTTATATCTATGGATCAGCCTCAGAAGATCAGAGGTAGGAAGAGGGATCTGGCTTTCTTAAATGAGGCTAACGAATTGACCTTTGAGGACTGGCAGCAAATCATATTCCGTACCAACGGAAGAATCATTCTGGACTATAACCCTTCAGATACTTTCCATTGGATCTATGATAGGGTAATACCAAGAGATGATGCAGCATTCTATCAAACCACATACCAAGACAATCCATTCCTAGATCAGACTATCATAGATGAGATAGAGAGACTAAAGGAAACAGATGAGCATTATTGGAGAGTCTATGGATTAGGGGAGAGAGGAACGAATAGAGCGCAAGTATTCCAATTCAGCACTATCCAACAGATTCCTGCAACTGCTAAGTTTCTATCCTATGGGCTTGACTTTGGATTCACTAATGATCCTTCTGCACTTGTGGGATGTTATCAGGAAGGAGATAATCTGTATTTTCAAGAATTGTTATATTCAACTAACCTAACTAATCAGGATCTGAATAGAGAATTCAAGAAGTTAGATATGGGTAGGTATGATGAGATCTTCGGAGATTCAGCAGAGCCTAAATCAATTGAGGAACTACATAGGATGGGATGGAATATAAAGCCTACTCAGAAGGGAGCGGATTCAGTTAATGCAGGGATAGATATGCTGAAGAGATTTAAGATCCATATCATAGGCTCTAATCTCATGAAGGAGATGGAGAATTATAAATGGTTAGAGGATAAGAATGGTAACCTCCTGAATAAGCCAGAGGATAAGTACAATCACTTGATAGATGCTATCAGGTATGGAGTATATAACAAACTAAGCAAACCTAACTATGGGAGATACGCAATCCGTTAGCATAGAGATTCCTGAGAATCTATCAGATATAAAACTATCAGCATACAAGAAGTTTATCCTTATGGCTAATGAGGAGAATGGTGATGAGATAGCCTTATATCAGTTCTGTGGCTTGACTCCTAGTCAGCAGGAGGGAATGAAGAAGAAGGATCTGGATCTGATCAGGAATCAGATAGGTAAAGTATTGACTGAAAAGCCTAACCTAATAAAGACATTCACATTTAAGGGTAAGGAGTATGGCTTTCATCCTAAGATAGAAGATATCTCTATGGGAGAGTATATTGATCTGGATAACTACCTACAAGAGCCATACAAGAATGCTGAGAGGATATTAGGAGTCTTATATAGACCTATCACTAAGAAAGTATTTGGAAGGCATAGCATTGAGAATTATGATCCAGATATTCATCATGGGGAGGGATTTGAGGATCTATCTGCTGATATCTTTATGGGATGTCTGCTTTTTTTTTATCGTATCGCCACCAACTTACAGATAACTTTCCTGAAATCTTTGGAGAAGGAGGGGAAGAAGGATATGATGCCCAATCCAACTTCTCTAGAAAGTGGGGATGGTATGGAGCAGTACATCAGATTGCTAAAGGAGATCTCCTACAATTTGAGAAAGTAACGGAGTTACCTCTAAGAACTGCACTCACATATCTGGAGTATGAGATAGATAAGAATGAGGTTGAGAAATCTTTGATGAAAAAAAATCAACATTAGGCTAGGTTATTAAAAGTCTTTTTTCATATCTTTGAATATCATTAAAAAGATAGAGAGATGAAAGTAGATTTAAAAACATCAGGGCAATTCATAATTCTTCAGGATGTATTATCAAAAGCATTGGAATTAAATTATGATCTGCAATGCGCTCAGGTAGGATATAATTCTAATTCTGGATACATTTGGATGTGGTCAGAGATGGAAAGCTATACTATAGGCATTTCAGATTATGGATGGAACAGGGGAGAAGATGTGCAAATCATTATTACCTGCCCAGAGACAGGAGAGGAATTCTTTGGTGATTCTTGGGATGAGGCTCATGCAGAATATAAAACATTCTGTCAAGAAGAAGAGATTGAAGTAGAATTATAATTGATAGAGAGATGAATTTATACGACAAGTTAAGCCCAGAGGCTATTAAGGTATTAGATCAGGAGATGATTAAGTTTCCTTATTCAACGAAGGCATTAATCACAGGATTAAAGGAGAACAGATACTGCTTAGATCTTACATTGAATCAATGTCATAGAGTAGCAGCAGTATTCGGTTTTGAATGCACATTGACTAACATTATAAACTTCTTTGAGTAATGGGTTATCTAGATTGGGAATTAGAAAGCTATCAGAATTATCACGATAGCACTTGTAGTGTCTGCGGAGAATCTCAAGATCCTGATTACTACGATTGCAGATGTGAGGATGAAGATGATATACATTTGGGAATCTAGTGGTGGTTCGCTAGATTGGTTTGGTTGAGGAGGTCTGTGGTGATCTCCTCTTTTTTTATCCCTATTTTAGCGAATAGGGTTTTTTAATTGTATGAAGAAGGGATACTATCAAATAACAGAGGCACTTGAGAGTGCTGCATCAGCAAATGATCAGATCAACCAAGTAACTTGGGGGGATATCTTTGATCTAGATTTCAGGAAGCAGGATATGTTTCCTATTGCTCATGTAATGACAGGAACGGCAACTCTAGGAGAGAGAACCATTACATATGAGTTTGATCTTCTGGTAATGGATATTGTGGATTATAGCAAAGAAGCGAAGGATCTATATGAGGGGAATATGATGAAGCAGGATGTGTATCATAGAACTCTTGCGGCAATATCTGAGATCTTAGCTACCTTCAGAAGAGGAGATCAGTATGATGCTTACTTCAGATTGATAAACGATCCTATTGCAGAGCCTTTTGATGAGGATATGGAAGCGAACATCTGTGGATGGAAAGCAACACTCCAGATAGAAGCAATCAATCCTAATAACATCTGCTAGATGAAGGGAGAGAATACACAGAAGGCATTAAATAAGTTCGGGAAATATCTTGTTAAAGAGTCTAGAAAGAACCTTACGAGAAAGAAGAAGAATGTAACTAATAGCCTCTATGAATCTCTAGATTATGATATCAAGGCTATGCCGAACTCTTTTGAGTTTGACTTCCTGATGAATGAATATGGTGAATGGGTAGATAAGGGAAGGAAGGCAGGAAAGAATCCTCCATTCTCACCACTAAGGAAATGGGTACAGGATCGTAAGATTCAGTTCAGAAGCAACAAAGGAAAGTTTCAGACCTATGATCAAACGGCTTGGGCTATAGTTAAGAGCATTGGAAAGAAGGGAATACCTGCTTCTAACTTTTACTCTAGACCATTTCAGTTAGGATATGCTAAATTACCTAATGAGATAGTAGAGGCATATGCTCTAGATGTTGAGGATTTTCTAGAGTTTACAATAGAAAAATTAAACAAAGAATACAAAGATGGCAGTAATTAGCCCTGAAGGATTAGTAGCAGCAAGATCACCTCTGTTTTTTACTTGGGATGGCTCTAATAGAGACAGACTAGATGGAATGGAGTTAGAGATATATGTCTGGAGTGGTGAAGAGGGATCAAAACCTGCTACTCCTGTTTATACAATTAACAGAACATCAGGATTTGTAGACTTCTACCCAACGGCAGATATCTCAGCATTGATAGAGAATGAGTTTACGAATCGGATAAGCAAGTTACATAGTGATTCTATAGTATTTCAGTCACCTGATTCGCAGTTATTTGTCCAGATAGATTATACTCTAGATTGGTTCAATACAGAATCCGCTCCATTAGGAGCAGGAACTGACACAGGATCTACAGAAATCTTCATTGTAACCTATGGATATGGTAAGTTTATTGAAGGGGCTAACAAGAAGATACAAGGTCCATTCCTTCAGGAGAAATCAAGATATGCATATGAGAAGGATGCTTGGATGTTGCCTATCTATCTAGGGCTTCATGGAGAGGGTTTAGATATCATCTATGGATATCGTGATCGGGTGGTAGCAGATGGAGGATCTGTAGAGGCTTTATCCTGTTGTAATATCGGACTCGCTAATATCAAGGTATTGAATGATGATGGGACTAGCTATCAATATGCCGTAACAGAGTCAGATGTATATGAAACAAAGGCAGAGGAGAGAGTATTATTATTCCCTTCTGGAATTGCGAACCTTTCAAATTGGAAGGCTAATCAAGGATATGGAGGTACTGCGCCTTACAGAACTAATTATTATGATGTTCAGTTATTGGATGGGTTTAATTCTGTAATTGATCAGGTTAGAGTCTACAATGAATGTGAGCCTAAGTATGATCCTGTTTCTCTTTATTTCGTGAATAGATATGGTGCATGGGATTATGTAACATTCTTGAAGAGATCAGATGTTGATCTGAATCTAGATAAGGAAGTATATAGATCAGTTATAGGGAATGCTTCAGCATCTGGATATACTTGGGGTAATCAAGCAAGAGGTGTGAGATCATACAATCACCAAGTGAATCACAAGATGACTCTAAATACAGGATTTGTATCAGAGGATTATAGTGAGGTTATGGAGCAACTCCTAATGAGTGAATATGTTTTGATGGTGTTTAATAGAACGACAAGCCAATCAGGATCTGAATTCAATATATCTCAGGAACAGAGAGCAGTAAATGTCCTTACTAATTCATTAAGATTACAGAAGCACATCAATGATAAGACTATCAATTATACGATAGATATTGAGATGGCTAACCCTGAGAATGCAATGCTATGATAGAGATCTATATTGGATCAGAGAGATTAGATACATTCAAGGATGAGGATGTGAATATTAAGTTGAGCCTTCAGAATGTGAAGGATATCAGCAAACTATTTATAGACTATACTCAGAACTTTCAAGTTCCTGCATCTAAGACTAATAATTCTGTATTCAAGCATTACTACAATGCGGATATATCAGGAGGATTCCAAGCATCATTAAGACAGGATGCTACAATGTTCGTGAATAAGGAATTATTCAGAGAGGGAAGCATTGAGTTGATGTCTGTAGATATGAAGAATGGAAAAGCTAGAGCATATGAGGTTGTATTCTTTTCAGCAGGGGTGAATCTGAAGGATCTATTTGGGGAGGATGAATTAACGGATCTTGATCTATCAGCATATGATCATGACTATGAGGGAGGAGTGATTAGAGGAGCGATGGAAGGAACTACTCCTCTTCATTCTGGGAATGTCATCTATCCATTGATATCTCCTGTGGGAGATTGGCACTATGACTCATCATCTTCAGATCATGATGATAATGATATAGCATACCATAGTCAGAATGATGATCATGGGCTAGATTACTATGAGTTAAAACCTGCTATCAGGATCAGCAAGTTGATTGATGCGATAGAGTCTAAATATGGAATCACCTTTACATCTACCTTCTTTACTAATTCTAAGTTCACGGATCTATTCCTGTGGGGACATAGAAGAGAGGGATATATGTTCAAAGATCAGGCTAATGGCTTTACGGCTCAGAAGATAAACTTCACCTCAGCCACAGGATTGTTTGATGCTACGACAGATCTTTATACGAACAACAATATTATAACCTCACTTATCTGGAAGTATACTATTGCATCTACTAATGATTATCAGGTGCATTGGTATGTGAATGGGGTATATGTAATGAGCAGACAACATTCAGGGAATGTTACAGATCAGGAGGTATATCTGAATGCTTGGCTCAAGGGAGGAGATGAGGTTCAGATGAGATTCTCACCGCCTATAGATTGGGGAGGAGAGACAATAACAATCACATCTAGCAATATATCAGGCAGACCTTCAGAGAATGCAGCAGATGTATTCACGGCAAGTACAAGCGCATCTCAGTCATTTACTACTGATGTGATCATGAGTGATCAGATGCCTGAGCAGAAGGTTTATGATTTTATGATAGGTCTAGTGAAGATGTTTAATCTAGTGATAGAGCCTACAAGTAGAACGAAGTTCATAGTAGAGCCACTAGATGATTGGTATGCTTTAGGATCAGAATATGATATTACTGATCATGTAGATATATCTTCTGAGAAGATTCAGAAGCCAGAACTCTACAGAAGGATCTCATTTAATTATCAGGAATCAGGTTCATATCTAGAAGAGAATTTTAGATTAAGAAATGGAGATATAGGATATGGAGATCTAAGAGCGGACTTCACTTTTGATGGAGGAGAGTTATCTACGGAATCTACTTTTGAATTAATGAAATATCAGAAGTTAGATGATCTGAATAATGGAGTAACTAATTTCCTAGTAGGTAAGAGTATTGATAAGGAAGGAGATCCGTATATAGGTCAGCCTGTTATCTTCTATTCACCTGCTACATTAAATATCACTAGTTATCCTATTGGATTTGTAGATGAGACAGGGCAAACAACAACTGCCTCTAACCAAGTCTATCTATGTGGGAATATAAATAACAGAGTTGCAGCGAGTGTAACGCAAATGCTAACCTATGGACTTGAAGTTGATCCTCTTCATGAGCAGAGTTTCGTGCAGACCTTATACAATCAATTCTGGGAAGATTATATCACTGATCTCTACTCAGATAAGAGAAGGGTATATCAAATGAAGGCAATACTGCCTTTTAAGGTTGCTTCTCAGTTGAGGATGAATGATAAGATAGATATCAATGGAAGGAGATATGTTATTAATGAGATCCAGATAAACCTCAGAACGGAGGAGGCTACTTTGGAACTTCTAAACGATGTATGATGGACTTGGGTTTTATAATTGAGCAACTTCAGAAACAGGAAGCTACAGATCAGGATATGAGGGTAGCTAAAGGAGAGTGGAAGATTATCACTAAATGGAGTGAAGCAAAAGAACAGATTAGATGTCAGTTAAGAAAGAAATAGAGATCAATGTAAATACTACGAGTGCTGAGAAGAGCGTAGATAATCTAGAGGGAGGTCTTGAGGGAGTTTCTGCACAGGCAGATAAACTTACAGGAGGTCTAGTATCTGGATTTAAAAAAGGAGTTTCAGGAATAAAGAAAGGTATTGCTGCAATGAAGTCTCTGAAGGTTGCGGTAGCAGCCACAGGGATAGGTCTTTTATTGATTGCTATTACGGCTCTTACATCTTACTTCACAAAGACTCAGAGAGGGGCTGATAAGTTATCTCAGGCATTAAAGGGAATCGGTGCAGTAGTAGATGTTCTTGTAGATCGCATATCAACATTTGGAGAGGGATTATTTAAGATCCTATCAGGAGACTTCTCAGAGGGTGTAGATATCCTGAAGGGAACATTATCAGGATTAGGAGAGGAGATCAGGAATGAGGCTAAGGCAGCTATTGATCTTGAAAAGGCACAACAGGCTCTAGAGGATAGACAGATATCTCTAATTAAGGTCAATGCTCAGAGAAGAGCAAGTATTGAAAAGCTAAGGTTAGCGGCAGAGGATACTACAAAGACAGATAAGGAAAGAGCAGATGCTTTAAGAGAGGCAGCGAAGCTACAGAATGAGATTGCTGATGATGAGATATCTATAGCTAAGGAAAGAGCAAGAATTGTTAGAGAGAGAGTTGCTTTAGGAGAATCAACTAGAGATGATCTTCAGGAACAAGCAGAGGCAGAAGCAAGAGTCATAGAATTAGAGGCAGAGAGAGATAGAAGGTTAAAGTCCTTACAGACTAGATTAAATGCTTTCACTAAGGGAACAGAGGAAAATACGGAAGCGACAGATGCTAATGCTGAGGCTCTAAAGAAGCTAAATGAAGAGATAGCTAAGAGAGATGAGAGATTAGCAGAAGAATCTGCTAAATTACAAGAGAAGTTAGCGAGTGAGTATGATGCTATTCTACAGGCTCAGAATGATGCTCAGTCAAATGAGATTAATGCAGTAGAGGATAAGTACAATAGACTTCTGGAGAATGCAGAGCAGTTTGGTTTTGATGAGGTAGAATTGGCTCGTATTAAGAATGAGGAGATCAATGCTATTAACAAGAAGTATGAGGATGAGGATTCTGCTCGTAAGAAACAGAAAGCAGCAGATGATCAAGCGGTACAAGAGGCTACCTTAGGAGCAATTGCAGGAACGCTAGGTTCATTAAGTCAATTAGCAGGAAAGGAAGCGGCAAGTGGGAAGGCATTAAGTGCTGCTCAGGCAGTAATCAATACATATCTAGGTGCTACTAAGGCATTAGGTCAGGGAGGTATTGCAGGTCCAATTGCGGCAGCAGGAGTTATTGCTTCAGGTATTGCATCGGTGAGACAGATCTATGCTACTCAACTTCCTGCAACGGCAGGGGGTAGTGGTGTTGCATCATCTCCTAGACCACAGATCTCAGTACCTAGTGTAAGCCCTAGATTGTCATTAGATACTCAGGTATCAGATCTAGGTAATCAGATTACAGAATCATTAGGACAAGCACCATTAAGAGCATATGTGGTGAATCAGGATATCCAGAATGCGGATAAGATGAATAGGAAAATAGAAACAACGGCAACATTCGGTTAATATGAAGTTTTTTGAGTTAGTATTAGATGAGGAGAAACTCCTTCATGGTATAGATGCGATATCAATAGTTGAGCATCCTGCTATAGAGGAGGATTTTATCACAATGAGCAAGGATCATAAGTTTGAATTCAAGGAAGTAGATCAGGAGAAGAAGATCCTGATGGGAGCAGCAATGATTCCAGAGAAGCCTATCTACAGAGTAGATGGTGATGAGGAGTATTATGTATTCTTTACAAAGGACACAATCCGCAGAGCATCTGAATTATATCTCATGAATGGTAAGCAGGGCAATGCTACGCTAGAGCATCAGGAGAAGATATCAGGCTTATCATTAGTTGAGAGTTGGATCATAGAAGATCCAGAGAAGGATAAGAGCAGAGCCTATGGCTTAGACTATCCTGTAGGAACTTGGATGGTAAGTATGAAGGTCAATAATGAGGATATCTGGAATGAGTATGTCAAAAGTGGGAAGGTTAAAGGCTTCAGTATTGAAGGATGGTTCATGCAGCGAGAATCGGCTATTGAGATCAATACAGAGTTATCTAGAATTGAATCAGAAGAAGCAGACCACTTGCTCTCACTTTATCTTCTGGGAATAACTAAGGGAGTTCTAAAGAACGATAAGAGATACAAGAATGGAAAGAAGTTGGAAATGGAATCATACAGAGACTATCCTGATTCAGTTTCTAACAATGCGAAGAAGGGAATTGAACTCAATGAGAAGCAAGGGAACAAATGTGCTACTCAAGTGGGTAAAGTCAGAGCGCAGCAGTTAGCGCAAAAGCAACCTCTATCAGTTCAGACTATTAAGAGAATGTATTCTTACCTAAGCAGAGCGCAGGAGTATTATGATGAGGGAGATACCACATCCTGCGGATATATCTCATATATGTTATGGGGTGGATTAAGTGCTAGGAGATGGGCAGAGAGTAAATTGAAGGAATTGGATCAGATATGAAAATGACCCAAAATTGTTAATAATAGTTGTTTAATTAGAAAAGTTCAGAAAAATGAATCTACAAGAAGTATTCAAGAAGATTGAAATGGCTCTTACTCCTGCTCAGGATAATGCTCCAGAGGTACAAGAGGAAGTAAAAGTTGAAATGGCTACAATGAATCTCGCAGGAGGTGTTGTAGTTGAAGCAGAATCATTTGAGGCAGGTGAGAATGTATTCTTACTAGGTGAAGATGATGAGAAGGTTGCTGCTCCTGTTGGAGAGCATGAGTTAGAAGATGGTCGCATTCTCGTTATTGTTGAGGAAGGTGTGATTGCTGAGATTCGTGAAGCAGGTGAGGAAGTTGCTGAGGAAGTAGTAGAGGAAGAAGCTACAGAGGAAGTTATGGAAGAGCAGGAAATGGCTTATGTAACTAAGGAAGAGTTTGGTGCTGCTATTGATGAGTTAAAGGAAATGATCGCAGGTATGATGCCTAAGGAAGAGCAATCTGCTGATGAAGTTTCTGAAGAAGTTGAAATGAGTACAGAGGAGGTAGAGATGAGTGCTGATGAAGCACCTGCTGCTAAGAAAGTAGCTGCTGCACCTGTAGATAAGAAACCAGATATGGTGAAGTTCAGCAACAAGGCTGGTGCTACAACCTTATCTCGTGTAATGAGTAAATTATCCTAATTTAAATAAAGAAGAAAAATGGCTACAACCACTTCAATTACTACCACATATGCTGGTGAATTTGCAGGGAAATATGTTTCTGCTGCATTATTGAGTGCCGACACTATTGAGGGTGGCGGTATTACTATTAAACCAAATGTCAAGTACAAAGAGGTTTTAAAGACAATGAACTTAGATGCTATCACTAAAGATGCAACTTGTGATTTCTCTGATACTTCTACACTTACTTTGGCTGAGAAGGTTCTTACTCCGAAGGAGATGCAAGTGAACCTAGAATTGTGTAAATCTGACTTTGTATCGGATTGGGAAGCGATCTCTATGGGTTACTCTGCATTCAGTGAGTTACCTGCTAACTTCGCTGATTACCTAATCGGTTATGTTGCTGCTAAAGTAGCTGCAAAGAATGAGACTAACATCTGGGCAGGTGCTGATGCTAGTGAGGGTGAGTTTGATGGCTTCACTGCTCTATTGGCTGCTGATGGTGATGTAGTAGATGTAACAGGTACTTCAGTTACTGCTGCTAATGTTATTGATGAGTTGGGTAAAGTAGTTGATGCTATCCCTGCTGCATTGTACGGAAAAGAAGATCTTTACATCTATGTATCTCAGCATATCGCTCGTGCTTATGTTCGTGCTTTAGGTGGGTTCGGTGCTAATGGCTTAGGAGGCAATGGTGTTGCTTCTAATGGTACTACTTGGTATAACGGAGGCGATCTAGCCTTTGATGGTGTTAAGTTGTTTGTTGCTTCTGGTATGCCTACTAATGATATGGTAGCTGCACAGAAATCTAACTTGTTCTTCGGTACAGGTTTATTGAGCGACCATCAAGAAGTGAAATTACTAGACATGGCTGATCTTGATGGATCACAAAATGTTCGTGTAGTAATGCGCTTTACGGCAGGTGTTCAGATTGGTATCGGTGCTGACATCGTATACTATACTTAATAGTTGATTGATTAATCTAAAAGGGGCAGGTAGGCTAGTGCTTGTCTGCCCTTTTTTTTATACTTATATAATATGGCGTGTGCTTTAACAAAAGGAAGAAACGAACCCTGTAAGGATGTAGTAGGTGGTATCACTGCCGTTTACTTTGCTGACTTCGGGACATTAGGTGCGATCACCTATGATGGAACAGATACGGATGTGATTGATTCATTTGGAGGAACTCCAGATTGGTTTAAGTTTGAAGTAAAAGGAAACTCTAGCTTTGAGCAGACAATTACTTCATCTCGTGAGAATGGAACAACCTTCTATGATCAGGTATTGAATCTTACATTCAAGAAGATGACTAAGCAAACTCACAATGAGTTAAAATTATTGGCTTATGCAAGACCTCATGTAGTGGTAGAAGATAACAACGGCAACAAGTTCCTTATGGGATTAGATTATGGTGCTGATGTTAATGGTGGTACAATCGCTACAGGTGCTGCGATGGGTGATATGTCTGGTTATACTTTGACATTCAATGGTCAGGAGAAGATTCCTGCTAACTTCGTAGATGCTACGATTACTGCTGATGCTTCAACTATTAGTGATATCTAAGATCAGATCCTGATAGAATCAAAAAAGCCCTTCCATTACGGAGGGGCTTCTTTTTTGGTAGCAAGGCTACCTAAGAGAGATGAACAGGGCAAATATAACCATTATATTCCTTTTGGGTTTTATAATTAGATGATTATTGTAGAAGAAAATACAACTCCACAGATAACTATGTATCTCAGGGACTTTGCAACAGAGTCTTTTGAGATGGAAATTATCTCTGAGGGTGAAAGAAAGGAGAAGGTAGATACGGCAATATCTGGATCATATAATGATTTCAGAAAGGTTCTAACCTTCTCTTATGATGTTTCGGCTTTATCGGCAGAGGCTTTTTATGTGATCAAGATTTGGGAAGTGGGGAAAATCAAACTACTTTCACAAGATAAGATGTATATCATTCCTTCAGGATCTAGTGTAGCTACTTACCAACCAAAGCTATCTACAACAGACAAAACGATGGATAACGAGTTTAAGATTTATGGAGAGTAATTTCAAGTTTGTTCAATTATCTAGTTATACTAGCCCTGTTGTAAGTGAGAATGCTAGAAAGGGATGGGTAGAGTATGGAGATAACAATGATTATTTTCAATACTTGATAGATCGTTACAATGGATCTCCTACGAATAATGCAGTAACCTCTGGGATCATTGACATGATCTTTGGTCAGGGAATTGATGCTACAGATTCAGGTAAGAATCCAGAGGGATATCTTCAGTTAAAGAAACTCATTAAAGATGAGGAATTGAAGAAGGTAATCAATGATTACTATATGCTTGGTAACGGAGCGTTTCAATTGATTTACAATCAGAATAAGACTAAGATTGTTGAGGTATATCATATGCCTGTTGAATGCTTAAGAGCAGAGAAGTGTAATGATGAGGGAGAGGTTGAGGCATACTATTATGCTTATGATTGGGATGAGGTTAGAAGCAAGAAAGGTGTTGATCGCATTCCTGCTTTTGGCTTTGGCGAACAAGGAGATAAGGTTGAGATCTTATACTTCAGACCTTATCGCAGTGGTTCTTACTATTACTCTCCTGTTGATTATCAAGGTGCTTTACCTTATGCAGAATTAGAGGGTGAGGTAGCGAACTACCATATCAATAATATCAAGAACGGACTTGCGCCTTCTATGATAGTGAACTTTAATAACGGAGTGCCTCCTGAGGAGGAGAGAGATATCATAGAATCTCAGATTAAGCAGAAGTGGGGAGGAACATCTAATGCAGGGAAATTTATTCTAGCATTTAATGATAGTGCGGATACTGCTGCTTCTATTGAAGCTATTCAGTTATCTGATGCTCATAATCAATATCAGTTCTTATCTCAGGAGTCTCAGCAGAAGGTTCTAGTAGGTCATAGAATCACTTCTCCTATGTTATTCGGGGTTAAGGATCAGACAGGTCTAGGTAATAATGCTGATGAGATTAAAACGGCATTCACTTTGTTTGATAATAGTGTGATCAGACCTAAGCAGAATCAGGTGATTAATGCTATTGATCAGATCCTAGCTTTCAACAATGTTTCATTGAATCTTTACTTCAAGACTCTTGCTCCTTTGGAGTTCACAGATGTTGAGGATGTAACGGATCAGGAAGTGATTGAGGAAGAAACAGGAATCAAGATGGCTGCTGATCCAGAGTTCACGAAAGAGGATGAAAGAGAGTGGTTAGAATACCTTGCTGATAAGGGTGAGGATGTTAATGAAGAGGAATGGGAATTAACTGCGGTGCAGGATGTAGATGATCCAGATAATGAGGATCAGATCGTAGAAGCGATCACATCGGTTAGCATGGCGGCAGTTTCATCATATGGTGATGCTGAGGAGAGATCTTCAGGAGATGCAGGTATGTTTAAGATTCGCTATAAATATTCAGGCAATTTAAAAGATAACTCAAGAACATTCTGTGTTGAGATGGTTGGATTATCTGATTCAGGTAAGGTCTATAGAAAAGAGGATATCAATCAAATGAGTTTCTCTGGAGTGAATGGTCAATTCTCGCCTAAGGGGAGAAGTACATATTCTATCTTCAAGTATAAGGGAGGAGCATATTGTCATCACAAGTGGCAGCGACTAATTTATACTAGAAAGAGATCAGGAGGTAAATTCTTACCTAAGAGCGAGACAGAGGCTTTAGAGAATGATAAGAGAGTAGCACCTTCACAGGCATCGGCAGCAGGTGTTCCTCAGAGTAAGATCAATCCTAAGGATTATGATATTGCAAATACTCGCCCTATTGATACACCGACCAGAGGAAAATTAAACTAATATGGCACAGGTACTATTTGTCAGCCCTGCTGATGTTATAAAGAGAACAGGAATTAACGGCAATGTTGATCGTGATCAGATGATTCAGTTCATTAAGATCGCTCAGGATATCCATATTCAAACTATTTTAGGAACTAAGCTATTCAATAAGATAGCAAGTGATATTAATGGCGATACTTTAACAGGAGACTATTTAAGCCTTTTCACGAACTATATTCAGGATATGGTAATCCACTATTCAGCGATAGAGATATTGCCTTATATCCACTTTAAAGTAGCAAATGGAGGCATCTATACTAAAGGATCTGAGAATGGAACGAATGTTACTAAGGAAGATCTGGATTATTTAGTACAGAAGGAGAGAGATATCGCAGAGCATTATGCTCGTAGATTTGTAGATCACATGGCTTTCTACAACTCAAAATATCCAGAGTATAATACTTCATCTAATGATGATATGTACCCTAGTAAGAATCAGAACTTCAATGGATGGGTTTTATAATTAAGAATACTTACAAGCCTAAGCAGGAGAACATCCAGAAGCTAAAGAAGTATCTCATGAAAAAGAATAAGAAATGAGTTGGGGAGCAATATACGGAAGCACTTGGTGGGGTTCACAGAACTCTATCAACTTCAATGAGATCAGCTACTACATCTATGCAGTAGATCAGTTAAAGACACGAGCATTAGCTGATGGTGCTATTATGGAGGGCTTTGGATGTGCTGCTGAAGATATACGCAAATACCCACAAGCGGATAGAGGCAGACAATTGATGGATGCTTATGATACGAGAGTGGTAGCAGCAGGAGGTGATACTGAATCAAGAACCTGTACAATTAACGAACTAAACGATTTATTCTAATGAGTTTATATAAAGATGCAAGTTTGGTAATGATACCAAGTGCCTACAAGGATGGTAAGTTGTATAGTATTAGACCTACTGATGGTAGTGGGGACTTTACCTTTAGTAGGGGTTCAAATCTTGCTGCTACGAGGGTAGAT